GCGCTACCATCCTGATAAGGAGTACCTGAAATACGAACCTGGAAACGATAGTTGTCGAATGACAAGATTGCACCAGGACCAAAGTAACGCTCTTCAAGACCGAGGTAAATTGGAGAGTTACCAATACCAGCAGTAACTGTAGCTGCTGTAGCTGCGTCGATTACAGCACCATTATATTTAGCGTAACGAATATTAACTGCGTGATCTTGATCAATCTGAACAGCCCATTCATATTCGCGGTTTTCGATAGTCATTGTCTTACCAAGACCACCTGTAATCATATCAATAGTAGTTGATACACCATCATCCTTTGTACCGAATACAAGAGACAAGATACCAGCAACCTCATGAGGCTTTGTAAGCAAAGCATTAGAAATCATGTTTTCGTCTACAAGGTCAGAGAATCTTTTACCTCTGTACAACTGTAGACCATTAAGTAAAGTATTATTCATAAGTTATTATATAATTTAATTTATCTTAAAACAGACCACTTACTAATTCTGCAGCACTCTTCTATTTTTGTTGTGTATTATATGTGCTGTGATTCTTAGAAGTGTTCCTAAGTATTTTTCTAAGTTTTTCTGCAGCGGATGTTTCACCATCTCTCTTAGCTCCAGATACAAGAGAATCACCTTTCATTGTAAAGTATGCAGACTCAATTAAATTCTTTGAAAGATTCTTATTAAAGTCTTTCTGATATTGAGATACGCCATCTTGGTCAACCTTGAAGATATATTCATATAGAGCTTGCCTATCTTCCTTTGGAATAGATATTCCTCTAATTGTACTCAAGTTGTTAATATCGCTTTGTACACTCTGAAAGAACTGTCTATTCTACTCTTCTTGCTGTTTGGCATATTCTTCTTGCTGCTTTTGATTTTGTTCGATTTCATTTTGTCTAATAATCTTTAATCTTTCTAAAGCATCATTTGACTCATCATACAGCATATCAGCATCTTCATATCTACTAATTTTGTTATCTATTTGCTCGTCTGTATAACCATTATACTTTAAAAGCTCTCTGATAACATTCTTCTGATTATTCTCATTGTCCATGTCTAAGTTTTCAAAAGACAAAGTTTCTTGCTGTTTCTGATAGAAGTCTTCAAATTTACCACCATTCTTAACATATTCGTCAAGCTGTGCAATACGTTCATCTGCATATTGTGGAACAGAATTATGTTCTACAACTTTGCCAAGGTATTGTGTAAATTCATCTACAGTGACAGGTTTATCTTCATCTTTAAAATCCGCCATATTCCACCCTAAAGATTCTCCAACTGCATCAAATAAAGCAGAAACCTGTTGAGCTTCTGTTACATCTTCAGTAGATGGTTCAGAATCACTACCAGTACTATCATTATTAGTACTGTTATTATCTTGATTATCATCAGTTTCTTTTTCTTCTTTAGAGTTATTTAAAATATGTTCAGGGATTTCCGTATCATCATTACCGACGGTTAAATCATCCCCATCTTTTACATCCTCAGAATTACCTGCTGGTTCATCTGGAGTTTCTTTATTATCATCATCTACCTCAACAACACTATCTTGTCTTCCCATGTTTGTCACATCTGTGGTTTCTGAAGTTTCACCCCCATTGCCATAAATACTATCAAGCATTGTATCAAGTGCTGATGGTTTATTATCTTTGTTTTCCTTCATAATTATTAATTAATAATTAAATATTATTTTCGCATAACTGCGTATTATTTTATGTAATTCATATTTGGTAGTATTTGATTGTATAAATCATTTATCAAATACATAGAGTGTAAATTATCCTTACCAACTTTATATTCTGGAAGATTAACTATAGGCTAATCGTTTAGCACAGCACCCATTGTTTGTTCTATTGGAGGAAGCTCTATTGAGTGCTCAAAAACAAATGGACCAGATTGTTCTATTGGAACATCTATTTCTGGTTCTGGACCTCTACCAACAGGGGGTAATATAGGCTATTTAAATGGCCTCTGAGCGTTCATCTCTATAGCGTTGGCCGTTTCCTAAGGTACAACCTAAACAGGCTGCTATACGGGCTCTAAAATAGGTTTTGGATAAACTAATGGCTATCCATAATGTACAGCTGCAGCTTTTCTTATAGATTGCATTCCAGCTAAGTTCTTTGTATACTAATCTAATGGAGCTTGGAAATAACCAACACGCTTGAGTTCTTTTGCATAATCGTTAACAGTATCAGCGTTTAAAGCTTTTTTATACTTACCAGCCATATCGTTTAAATATGCCTCAACAAATTCTGCATCATTTTTATAGCTGTTATAATCTTTCCCATTATAACCATATCCACCATAATTGTGAGCTCTTTGTGCCAAAGGACTAGTACCATATGTACTCTCAAATGCCAACTGGCTCATTATATTATCATACGTAGACCTTTTTGTATAACCACGCCTTAATAGACCATTATAGACCAATGGTCCTAACTTATTAGCAAAAGCCTAATATTTATTAGGCTAATTGCTATTAGGTTTCTTAATCTGTTTCATACGTATCACTTTTCACCAGTTACTTTATTCTTTAAAGCTGTAGAAGCTTTAATCTTCTCTCTCTATAGAGCAGCATCATCTTTCTGCTTCTGTAAAGCCATTTCGTGGCTCATACGCGTCTTTTCTAAGTTTATCTTAGCATCTTCTATCTCGCGCTTCTAACGAGCCTCATAACGCTTTAAATAAGCCTCCTGGTCAATCTTACGTTGCTCTGTAGCATCCTTTGCAATCTCCATAGGATCTGGTATACCATTCATATTAGCATCCTTATCCTCAGTACCACGATATGCACTAATTTCAGCTACTGCAATCTTAGTCTGATTATCAGCATCAATCTTATAACGCTCAAGATCCATCTTAGCTTCCTCAAGCATAAGCTCTTGCTGCTTAGCCTCATTCTGCATCTGTTGCAGTTGCTGCTACTGTTGAGCTTCAGCTTCTTGCTGCTGCTGCTGCATTTGCTCTTGACGAGTCTGCATATCCTTAAGTTTCTGCTTAAGTATATTGAAGTTATCGTTTGTAAGAATCTCAGCCGCTTCAAGTAAACTTGCACCATTTTGCATAGCTGGCTGTATAAGCTGTTGTAACTTCTAGATATTCTCCATATCTTTAGATGTATCACTTACAAATACATCCATGTCTTCATAATAGAACTTCTTTGCTATATCTATAAAAGCTCTTTCACCATTATCAAATACATATGAAAGCTTTTGCTTACCAGTACCTTCCCATGCGCCTTTAGCTGTATTAAGGAGCATAGTCATTACATGTCTCTTGCACTGATTGTGAACCCAGAATAAAGGCTCTGTAATGTGCGACGATTGTGTTACAGATCTTTCAACATTACCAACAAGTTCTGATGTACTAATAGCACCTTCTCTCTGAGATGTAATACCAGATATAGTTCCAGCTAATAATTCTATCTTATCCATTAGCTATATATACTCTGATATAACTTGAGACATTGTTAAGTCGAGAGATGTAATCTGATTAAATGTAGCTGGCTTACCACCTTCACGCCCAGGTATATTCCAACCCTCTTCGTATGGATTAATGAAGTTAACACCTACAGAAGATAAGTAATGCATCCACCTATCTGGTGTAATGTTCATAGACTTAGGAATCTATGTAATATCCATATTAATAACCTTACCTTTATCCCTAGCTATAGCAAGCTCAAGTCTATACCATAGCACAATATACATATATTGTAATGGTTTTAGTATACTTACTAAAGATCTAGGTCTACTGTTTGTTGCGCTATAAACACAACCACAATAAGGGAGTTTTTGTGAGTTTGGATTATCAATACTTACATGTTGGTACTCAAGTGGCTGTATTCCAAAATATAAATCAGAACCAGCCCTATATCCTTCCCATACTTCTATAATCCAATCTGGCTCTATAGAAACTTCTGTACCTACAGGTTTATATGTTTCATCACATATTGTAACCTAAGGCTCTCCAGCCTCATCAAGAACTGTAACATAGAAAATCTTCTTAAATGATTTCCAGCACACATGCCATACATTAATAGAATGCTTATTCTAAAATGATAAACCATCCTTATCATATATATGCATTGTTATATGATTAAAATCATCAACTGGTCCTTTCTCTGGCATATCTCCAATAGGTGTACCAGATAAGATTTCGTTAAGCCTATTAAGATCTTTTTCATCCATCTTATCATTATATCTATCATATATCTCAGCTACTGGTAATCTCATCTTACGAACACACCAAGAACCATCTTCTATAAATTCCAAGTCTGGACATTTATCATAATCAAAGTCCATAGGATTTACACGCTCTGCGTAAGGTTCTCCGTTTTGAACTCCTACGTAGTATACTTCAGTACCACTAATCAAACCATCTTTCCAGCCTTTGATAAACTCATTATGTAATGAAAGTCTTTCTTTAAGGTATTCAAGTGTATGATAAGCGGTATTTTCTACAACATCTTTGTACTCTTTATCCATATACTTAGCTATAGCTTCTGGTGGCATAATCTCACCACTCTGTAACTATTGCTAAAACTATTGTTGTTCTTCTGGGCCCATCTTAGATTGTATAGCTGCCATCATATACTGCATAAGCATTTCTTTCTCCTTATCTTGTAGTTCTGATACAGCTTCTTGAGACGTGCGAACAACTCTAAAGTTTAATGGCCTTTTAGTCTCTTCACCTATAAGCAAATCAATCTTAGGTCTAATAATATTAAAGTCCTAAGGGGTAGCAGGAAAACCATCATCTACCTTAAATGGATTTGTTATACGCTTAAAGTCTTTCTCGTCAAAGATACTGTTATATAAGTTGTAATAGGTCTACATCTCGCCATGCTGCGTATCACGCCTACCGCCGCCAGAAGTAACATTGCCTTCACCTATTATATAATCCACACAGTCATGCTGCCACTATTCATCTTTCTTAGTTAGAGGGAGCTTCTGCTATGGAAATGCGGCACTATATAAATTATCTTTTACTCCTATCATTGTTAAAATGTAAATACAGGTATGTCGTCTTGCTGCTACTCATCGTTCCACCAAGATTGGCCAAACAATGGCATTTCAAAGAGTTCAACCTATTTGTTTTCTTCTTTAGTTTTAGCTACCTTTACCTAATAGAGTTCTTCTCTATACATCATAGTCATACATAATGCTATGACTCTATCGACGTTCTTTATGCCATCGTTCTCTATAAGTTCTTCTATTAGAGGCTCGCTATATATTCTTTCTATATTAGGATGTCCTGGCTCAAATTCATCAATAAGCCATTCAAGTATCAATCCTTCTCCATAAGCCCTAATAGACTTAGTCATATGACATCCTTTTCTTCTTTGTACTTTTGAATCTTTAAATACCTCGGAAATTATCTTATCTGGCTAATCAGCTAATAGATAATCACAATGTTTATTTGTGAAGTAAGGATAAATACCCTTACGTTCATTTTCAAACAACAATCTTGCATTATAAAAGATTAAAAGCTTTCGTACATTTTCATAGTACTCTTCAGCAGTATCAGGTCGTCCTGAATATTCTGCTACAATAACGTCGTTCCAAGCTTCTCCAGCTTTGACACGTTTAAATATAAATGTTGATCCCAAAGAGTTTGTAAAAGACTCATCGTGGTCGTCGGTTGTGTTATCGTATAGTTTTTTATCTATACTTCTATATGTCCCCATATAGCCCAGCATACATCATCACTATAAAAGTGTCGGGTGTTCGTGGATGGATTATATTTATTCACCATCTATGCGTTACACTGTTATACTGCCTTTCGTAATCAGTATAATTAGCACGGAATTGTCTGTTCTAGATGTTTCCCGTTTTTACCCGATTTTAGACCCGCTGACATTACGCGTACGGGTCACATCCCCCTATA